CTTTCTAATGATTGTTCAAAGCTATCCGTCTATTCGTAAACCCGTGACCCCTGTTGTGCCTGTGTTTACGGGTAAGCAGCAGCAACAACAATGGCCTTCTGCTGGAACACCTAGTAGGTTCCCGTTAACTCCAAAGGAAGTGTTGCGAGCAACTAAGCTCAAGATTACCAACGAAGAATACCGACGTCGGGATGACATTGTTCGTGAGACCTACAAGAATTGCCTGCATTTTGTTGGTGATGTTGTTTATCCTCAGAGTAAGGAAGGGATGACCAAGTACGGCAAGTGTCGCATCACTGCATTGGTTAGCAGTTACTACGATTACGGGGACGATTGGCCGAAGAATGACAATCCCCTCATCGTGCATTTCACCAGTGAAGAGAACGGGCAGGAAGCATTCTCCACTGTGAATTACTTTAAGGAACCGGAAAGCAAATGCTGAAACTAGGAATTTGTCCAGAGGGTGGGCCAGACGATCCTTCTCATTTCATTGAACTCTTTCCTAAATGGCAAAACATTTCAAAGGATGGCATTGAGGGATGTGATGCTGTAATCTTTTGGGGTGGTACTGACATTCATCCAGAGCTGTATGGTGCTAAACGCAACTACATGAGCCAAGCCCCAATGCTTGGTCCATCTAGGCGTGATGTGTTTGAAATGAAAGCCATGCAATGGTGCCGTGTCAACAACATTCCGATGATTGGGGTGTGTCGTGGTGCTCAATTGATGTGTGCCTTTGCTGGTGGTAGTTTAGCTCAGCATGTGACAGGGCATCGTGTCAATCATATGATTAGCACGCTCAACGATGGTGACATGATGGCAACATCTGAACATCATCAGATGATGAACATTTCAGGCACAGACGGGGTGCTTCTTGCGTGGAGTAAAGAGCGCCGCAGCACCATGTACCAAGGGGAAGATAGCAAGGACATTTTGTCCATGCGTGAGGCACCTGAAGCTGAGATTGTCTATTTCCCCAGCATTAAGGGACTAGCAATTCAAGGCCATCCTGAATGGTGCAGCGATCCTCTTGAACCCTTCGTGCAATTGTGCAATAAGTATGTCATTCAATATTTGTTTGGAGAGTAATGATGACTAAGAAAAAGGTTTATATCAATAGCACTGGTATTGTCAATCTAACCTGTGGGGTGTCGTATCTTGGGTATTTTCGCCATTACAGCAACCACGAGCCTCATTGGGGTGACCCACCTAATCCAACGATTGCCAATCTTCAAGTACCTCAAGGTGCTGGCTGGTTTATTGCTGGATTCACTAACGAGAAACCGGTCTACGCCGAAGCATATGAGCAGTTGAAAGCCAAATACAAGATTGTTTATCAATCTCCTGTCCGTGTGAACACCCGCACTGGACGTCAGTTCTTCTTCTGTATCTACGACGCAAAGAGCAAACCTTAAGGATATGACATGAGACTCGGTACTGACCCTGAAGTGTTCCTGCAAGATGCCTATGGCAAGCCCGTGAGTGCCATTGGTTACATCGGTGCAGATAAGTGGAGTCCTCTGCAAGTGCGTGGCCTGCGTAAAGGGTTCACCCTGCAAGAAGACAACGTGGCACTGGAGTTCGGTGTGCCTCCTGCCAGTAGTGCAGACGAGTTCGTTAAGAACATCCGCACTGTAATGAAAGCTGGCCTGAAGCGTTGCGAAGGTCTATCGTTTAGCCGTCTTTCCTGCACGATTTTCCCCAAGGATCAGATGCAGCATCCCAATGCGTTCGTGTTTGGCTGTGAGCCTGACTACAATGCATGGACTGGCAAGGAAAACCCCAAGCCTCAGCCTCCGCATCAATTTATGCGGTCTGCTGGTGGTCACATCCACATCGAAACCAAGCAGGACCCCAGTTCTGTGGGCCGTCGTATGGACCTGTTTGCAGCAGTTCCGTCCACGTTAATGGATGAGGGTGAGAAGCGCAAGCAGCTTTATGGCAAGATGGGTGCTATTCGTGTGAAGCCATATGGGGTGGAGTACCGCACCCTGTCCAACTTCTGGATTTTCGATGACGAGCTGATTCGCTGGGCATGGAGAGCAACCGAGCGTGCGCTCAACTCCGATCTGCCTGTGGAGAATCTGGAAGAAGCCATCCGCGAAGCGGTGGACTATGGCAACAAGAACGTTGCTCGTGAGTTGGTGAAAGAGTTTAACCTTGAGGTGATCTGAATGAAATTCAGTAGTGACAATCACGCAGATATCAGTAAGTATTTCAACAACTGTTTCATCAAGATCAAAGAGTCTGGTGACCTGTTGTTCTTTGTCCAGCATGTGTCTCGGACTGAGGTTCGGGGGGTGTGTGAGACTGGTGCTGAGTTTGCAATCTATCTGGACAATGAGAATCCGTATGAGATTGACTATGTGCTTCCGCACAAGAGCTACTTCCAATTCGGCAAGGATGCGTGCCAGTTGTACCGCACGCCAGCTAAGCAATATTACCGTGGTCTGAATCAACAGAACACGAACGTTGCTAAGCTGAATAAAGAAGGCACGGGTCAGGAAGGCATGAAGCTGAGCTTTGACATTCTCAAGGCTTTCGTGTCTAAGCAACCCTTCTTTTCTCTGTCCGAAGCCACAGGTAAGGGTAAGGGCATTGAAGGCACCAACCACAGTTATGTGCTTACCCCACGGCTGGCCTACCATCGCCTGAGCAAGGGGCTGTATGTCGATGGAATTCGGATTGCTAGTGTGGATGTTCCGAGCAAGACCATCCAATTCAAGCATCCCATCTTCAAACCCGAGGTTGCAGCATTCCTTGCTCAATCGGGTGAAACCTCCACTTTCACGCTGGTGTAAATATGAGTACGAAAATTGGTGAGCTTTATGGCTGCGATTCTTACATGGGCCAGAAAAAGTTTATTGCCGGTCTGGAATGCGAGATTGAGGCCATTCCCGGAGGGAAAGCAAAGCCCTATGCTATCTTCCAGTGCAAGGAAGACCACAGCCTGCGGAACAATGGCTGGGAGTTTGTGAGTATTCCTGAAGACTTGCCCACGCTGGTTAGTGAGTTTGCTAAGCTCCAAGCATGGCTGGGTCTGGAAATGTCTCAGGACCCGTTCTCCCATCGTACCAGTACCCATGTGCATGTGAATGTGTCCAACCTGACGCTGGAACAGGCAAAGAACATGTTGATGTTGTACGCCCTGTACGAGGAATTCTTCTTCGCAATGGTCAAGCCTGAGCGACGTAGCAACATCCACTGTGTTCCTCTGACCGAGACTCACCTGCCCATGTATTACAAGCACGAGATTCAAGTGCTTCGTGAAAAGTGGAGTAAGTATTCAGCACTGAACCTGCTGAGACTTGCTGACTTGGGCACTATGGAGTTCCGCCACCTGCATGGCACTGGTGATGTGCAAGAAGTGGAAACGTGGCTCAAGGTGCTGGAGAATTTGTGGAAACTGGCACAAGAAGTGGAGATTAATGCTGACACCTTGAGTAATGAGAACGTACTCAAGTTGTGGTTCAGCACCATCTTTGCTCCGTCTGAGAAGAGTTTAATGCTTAAACCCGCTCTCATGAACATCATCCAGAACAGTTTGGTCGATGTGAAATTCTCGACCCTTAAGGACTAAGCCATGTGTGGCATCGTAGGCGTGATTAAGAAAGCCAACTACGGCTTTTACAAGAAGCAGCAGGACAGTTTCTTCCAGATGCTATATGCTGATGCTGTTCGAGGTTGGGACAGCACTGGTGTGGTTGGCGTGGAAAGGGACGGCTCTTTTCACATTGCCAAGGAAGCTCTAGAAGCTGCCTATGTAATTCCTCAGATCAAAGTAGAGAAGTTCTACAACGATAGGATGGACAAAGCCGAGGGCAAGGTGTGGATTGGTCATAACCGCAAGACTACTGTGGGCAAGACCAATGACGAAAACGCCCATCCGTTTGTCATCAACAATGAGTTTGCCTTCGTCCATAATGGTACGTTGTTCAATCACGAGCAGCTTGCCAAGACGGATGTGGACAGCAAAGCTCTTGCCATTGTCCTGCATGAAGCTCTTGGTGAGAAGGATTGGAAGAAGGCCCTAGAAGATACTTTAGGTAAAGTGTATGGGGCATATGCTTGTGCATGGTTCGACCAGCGCCATAACAAGCTCTTCTTATTGCGAAACAAAGAGCGACCGCTCATTGTTGCTGAGACAGATGATGCTTACTATTGGGCAAGTGAGAGTGCCATGATGTATTGGGTACTCAATCGCAACGATTATAAGCACGATGACATTAAATTCCACAAAATGGAAGAGAATGTCTTGTTCAGCTTTGACCTGACGGATACGAAGATGGAGGTGGAGGAACTCAAGCCAAAAAAATCTACTCCCCCGGTTCTTTTCCGTACCGGGGGCAGGATGAGTACGGCGGATGGTACAGTCTTTACTAGTAGTCAGAGTGCCGGAGGTCACTCTTCTTCGGATATGTCCAAAAACCAGCTTAAAGCTCTCCGACGTACTTGGCTGGGCCGCCCTCTTAGGTTTTGGGTTGATGACTATGTGGAGCGAGATTTCCAATCTGGTGTTTCCCTAGAGGATGGTGCTATCTCGTATATTCTAGGTGACACTGAAATCTTCAACACGAAGAACGCAGTCACTGCACTCATTGATCCTAAGAAACTCAGCCTCACCAGCCCCAAAATGGTGGTTGATCGCCCATGGATTGGGCACATTGAGAACATGTATTGGGACAAGCAGAGTAAGGAGCTTAAAATTTGGGTGTTAGAGCCCAAACCCATTGCGTCCTCCATCAGCAGCATTGCAGGCATGAGTGCTGCCCTTGAGAAGTATGTTAAGGAGAAACAAACGGAATATGAGAAAACCTTCGGTCCCTTGAAACAAGTGATGCAAGACGGTAAGATTCAACTTCGTACCACCGATAAACAGGAAAAGATTGTTTATGAAACTCCAATTACTCTCCACTAAGAACGGCATGAAGAGTGGCAGTCTCAAGCGACTGTCCGTTGCCTTGACCGCCGCCCTTGGCTATAAGGTGTGGCGTACCGTGAATGTCCGTACTGATAGGAAACAGTTCAAGTACGGCGATCTTGTTGACAAGCTCCAGCAATACAAATGGTTCAAGCAGCAGGGACTATCAGCACTGGAGTTCACCACTTCTCAATCGGAGGCTGAAAGTTGGGTTAACAACGACCACACCGTGTTTGGTCGTAAGCTTCTTAATGCTAGCTGTGGTGATGGCATTGTAGTGTACACACCCGGCCCGGCATTCCTTGGTGTCAATGAAAAACTTCCGGTGTACACCAAATACAAGCCCAAGAAGCGTGAATTCCGTGTTCACGTCTTTAAGGATAAAGTAGTAACAATCGTTGAAAAACGACGTAAGAAGGACTGGACGGGTGACAAATCAGACGCGAAAATTCGTAACCTCGCTAATGGATATATCTTCTGCCAAGAAGTTGAACTCACCGATCAGCTCCGAAAGCGAATTGAGGAAATTTCGCTCGCTGCTAGCAAAGTCTGTAGCTCCGACTTCCGTGGAGTTGATGTCGGTTACAATGAAAAGCATGATGACGTCTTCGTCATCGAAGTGAACAGTGCCCCCGGCATCGAGGGGTCTAATGTGGATAAATACGTTCAAACCATTCTTCAGTACGCAAAATGAAATTTAACATTAAACTCACCAATGATTCCCGCTATTGTGAAGTGGGTCAGACCAATCCTCTGCGTTGGAAGACGTTGTTCAAGGAAAAGGATGGCAGCTTTATCGACCAGAGTGGTTGGATTAAATGCAAGGACTTCTTCAATGACACTCTGGCCTACTTCAAAGTAGGCACAAAGTTTTCAATCTACGGATACAAGAACGACATTAAGAAGAACGAAGAGGGTGTCTATTTCCTACTCAAAGAGATTAAGGATATGGACAGCTTCATTGACGGTCTAAACGTGATGAACGTTCGTCTGTTCAAGGACCTCAAGTGTGAGGTGGCTTATTGGCCGCAAGAAAAAGGTCAGTGTGTCATTCTCCTTCCCAATCAGATTTGGGAATCCACTTACATCCTGTCCCTTGCAACGATGATTATTCGTTGTGCCAACTATGGTTACAAGTACAAAGAATGGGAAGATTTCTTTGCACCCGGCACTCCCATGAATACCGTAGAACATGCTTTTACGGAGAAAGCTAAGAAGTTCACCAAGGAGCATGGCTTCCTTGTTCCGAAGGAATATCGGAAATACTGGTGGTTCTTCAACAAACAGCACAACAGCGGCACCAACCCCAATGCAACTGGTGGCACCATCCACAACAACGGTGCATGTGAGTGGACTAACGGAATGGTGGCATAATGCGTTGTTATGCATGCAATAACATCCTTAAACCTTCTGAATCAACCCGGAAGTTTAAGGAGTCTGGAGCCTTCACAGATATGTGTGAGGTTTGTTTGGGCACCATCGCTGAGGTAGAAACGGTGGAGGGTGCAGGAGAGGATGAAGACCTCTTTGATGATGATGGAGAACCAATTGAGCGTGATTAACCGATGGTTCCTGTGGTTTGGTCATTTGTTGGGCAGGCAGTATGTGTCTCTGCATGAAACCGACATGGGAATCACAAAACTAGTACGTTTTCATTACGTTGGGGAGGGGTTGAGCGGTCCCTACGGTTGGACCGATTGTCGATGGGCAGGTACAAAACACCGCATCGTCTGTAAAAGTTCTAAAGATTGGGTAGCTGGGGATTTCAGCGGCACATGGGAAAACGTGACAGTGTTCAAACCATGGATCAAACCTATGGAGTTTAACCTTAAAGCAAAACATGGGCGTTTTCGTCAAGCATGAGGCCTGTCCTCGGTGTGGCAGCAAGGACAATCTAGGCAGATACAGTGATGGCTCTGCATGGTGTTTTGGTTGTCATTATCGTGAAAAAGCTGATCGAATTCCTGTTATAGACGAGAAATACCTTGAAAAAGAACACCAAAGTATTACACTCTCTGACGACCTCTGTAACGACTTTCCTGAGCACGTTGTTGGATGGTTGGCTAAATATCATGTACCCGTTGAGGAAGCGATAAAACATGGCTGGAAATACTCGCCGAAGTGGGACCAACTCGTCTTCACGTTTGCAGACGCAGATGGGAATGTCGCGTGCAGTCAGGCACGAAACTTTAGACAAGGAGCAAAGACAAAATACTTCAACCAAGGAAGTCCCGCCGACGTCTTGCCGATCTTCCATTGTGGACGGGCTGTGGGGATGGGGGCCTCCAATTCCCGGGCGCTCGTGGTAGTTGAAGATGCCGTCTCAGCGGCCCGTATAAGCCGTCAGTGCGACGCAATGCCCTGTCTAGGTAGCTACCTACCTGTACGCAAATTAACGGCTCTAAAGCTCTTAAATTACGAGTCCATCACAGTGTGGTTGGACTCCGACAAGCTTAAAGAAGCCATGGAAATTGCAGACAAAGCGAAATGGATTGGGCTGAGTAGTAAAGTAGTACACACTGAACTTGACCCTAAGGAATACACCGATCAGGAGATTTCAAAATTCTTGTCTTAGAAGCCAGCTATGCAGGGAACAAGTTTCCCTTACAGGTGGATCAGGAAGTGGTTGAGAACATCATGCATCTTTACGGAATTGAGGAAGACATGTCGTTTAGCAACCATTATCTTCATCGTTCAGACTTTCCAGCTCTGGACAAATGGATGACCAAACATTCATATCGACAAGCAATGGTGTTAGCACACCATTATCCAGAAGTAATGGATAAAGAAAAGTAATACTTTTCTCTGTCTTGACAAAGTTTATAGGAAATGGTACAATATTAGTATAGGGAGTAAGGACGATGGTTGGGTTGAGTGAAACGAAACTAACCTGAGTTCTTACCCTTAATATATGAAAATAAGATACTTTATTGATTTAGAGATACCTGATGAAGTAGTAAAGGAATTCTCAGAAAGCATGGATTACACGCTGTATGGTAACCGTGTTGTTGAGAAAATGTTAGCGGAAGCTGACAGTTGTGATGATCTACCTTTAGATTGGACAGGAGAATGGTAATCCGTAAGAATCCTGCTCATGACACTGAAAACCCTCCCGGAACTGTGACGTGGCCTTTCCCCTCGTCTTCCCGTAAGTCTGTTCATGGGGGCTACCCCGGTGACATTAATCCCATCTATCTGAAGCATGTGGATGAGGGTAAAGAGCACAATGATGATGAGCCCAAGGTTGTCCTGATGAAGGATTATTTTAAGGAGAAGCCGGAATAACGACATACAACGAAGCGCACAAGAAGTATTTCCAGAACAATAAAGAGGCACTTAGAGAGGTTAGACGCAATTGGAGAACAGCCAATTATGAAAAATACATTCTTTCTAGTGCCAAAAACACGGCAAAAGTTAAAGGACTTCCTTTTACTCTAGAGTTGGGTGATATTGTCATTCCTCCTATTTGTCCGTATCTCGGGATCGAAATTACGAAATCCCAAGAAGGCGAAGGTAGGAAACAATCTAACCCCTCAATAGATCGGATTGTACCAGCACTTGGATATGTGAAAGGGAATATTCAAATCATTAGTGATTTAGCCAATCGCATGAAACAGGAGGCAACTCCAGAACAATTAAAAGCGTTTGCACAAAACGTTCTAAAATTGTATGGTTCTTCCTGAACTCTCTGTAATCAGGCTCTTTCTTAAGCACTCAGCTTGGAATGAGTACAAAGATAAGTTGACTCTCAAGGATTTTCCTAAAGAGCTTCAGCCTGTCTATTCCGTACTAGATAATTATCAGAATAACAACGAAGCAGGGACAGATTTATCCCTAGCCGATCTGTGTAATCTGCTTAGCGCATCTAGCGTGCGCGACAAAGAGTATTATCTCGGTGTCGTAGAACAATTAGAAAAACTAGAAGTCACTGAAGATACAACGCTCAAGCTCATCAACCGCATCGTTGCGAACAAGCAGCTAGCTGAAATTAGTCTCGCTGCACATGACGCAAAGGAAGGCCGTGTTGAATTCGAGCAAGTGCTGTCCATGATGGACAAGTTTCGGGACCTTCACGGTACTCCTGAAACAGACGAAGCTTCCTCTCTGTACGTTACAGACGACATTGAAGCGGTTGTGGCTGACGTATTCCAGAAGCCCGGCCTTCGATGGCGCATGAAAACGATGAACAGGATGCTGGGGTCTTTACGACCCGGCGATTTTGGATTCGTGTTTGCAAGGCCTGAAACAGGCAAGACTACCTTCCTAGCCTCTGAGCTAACCCACATGGCGGAGCAAGCTGATGCTCCCATCCTGTGGCTGGCTAACGAGGAAGATGGCAAGAAGGTGATGCTTAGGCTGTACCAAGCATCGTTTGGCATTGACCTGCCTACCCTAATGTCTGATCTGGCAAAGTGGAAATCTCTTTACCAGCAGAAGTATGAGGGCAGGATTAAGGTGGTGTCTGACCTGTCAGTGATGACTAAGAGTGGAGTGGAACGTCTATGCGCTAAGCTTAAACCAGCCCTGTTGGTTGTTGACCAACTCTCTAAGATTACAGGTTTCTCCAACGACCGTAAGGACCTAGAGCTTGGAGCTTCCTGTGAGTGGGGACGTACTCTTGCTAAAACCTATTGCCCTGTTGTTGCTGTTCACCAAGCGGATGGAACAGCCGAAGGGGTTAAATGGTTAAACATGAACCACGTTGCTAACGCCAAGACTGCCATGCAAGCTGAGGCTGACTGGATTTTGGGGATCGGCAAAATTAATGATCCCGGCTATGAGAATGTGCGTTACCTAGCCCTGTCTAAGAACAAGCTGACAGGTGATCCTGACACCGATCCCAACCTGAGGCACGGACGAATGGAAGCTCTCATTCATCCAATGATTGCTCGATACGGAGATATTTAATGTATGTACCTTTATGGATTCACTATCCCATGGCTTTTTGTGCTGGTTGGGGGATTGCTGATTTGATTATGATGGCTCTTCGATGAAATTTCCTAAGAACAGGGCTAACCTGTATGTAGTGGTCCGAGAAGACTACGATGGTGGTGGAGTGTTTAATGTCTCCCTGTTAGGGGGTTCCTCTGAACTGGAATTCGCAGAAGATTACAAAGACTCTTGCCAACAAGAATGGCTAGACAAAGTGGGGCATCTAGAGGGTGCTAAATTTGTAACTAGGTTAACAACCTTCTATGGCTGAGCTTGCGCTTGACGTAGAAAGTACAACATGGAATAAAGGTAATCCTTACGATAGCCGTAATAAGTTGGTGTGTTATAGCTGGGCAACCGACCACTCACACAATGCGCAACTTTGGCCTGCTCAGACAGAGGTTCAAACCAGCATCAATGAGTCCAGTTTAATTGTAGGCTTTAACTTTAAGTTCGACTACCACTGGCTAGCTAAGGAAGGGGTGGACTTAACAAAGTCCAAGATTTGGGACGTCCAGATTGCTGAGTTCATCTTGTCTAATCAAACCAACCGTTTTCCTTCTCTCGACCAAACGTGTGAGAAATACGGTATTGCGAAGAAACTGGATGTAGTTAAGACAGAGTATTGGGACAAGGGAATTAACACTGATGCTATTCCATGGGACGTGCTTCGGGAATATGCTGCACACGATGCGGCGATTACCCTGCAATGTTACCATGCACAGCTAAAGTCGATGACTCCTGCCCAAGTGATGCTCTGTAAGCTGATGTGCCAAGACCTGCACATCTTACGGGAAATGGAAGCTAATGGACTTCCCTATGACGAAGAGCTGTGTCAACAACGCAGCATGGAGGTAGATGACCAGATATCAAAGATTAAACACGAACTCGCAGCTATTTATCCCCACATTCCTCTTAATTTTGGTTCTAACGATCATTTGTCTGCCTTTCTTTATGGTGGCGTGGTTAAGGAAGAAGCTAAAGAGCACGTTGGTTTTTATAAAGGGGGTCAAAAAGCCGGACAACCTAAATACAAAAATGTGATTGTTGAGCATCAGCTTCCTAGACTGTATACGCCTCTCAAGGGCAGCGAACTATTGAAAGAGGGAATGTTCGCCACAGATGAGGGTACTCTCAGGAAACTTAAGGGCAAACAGAAAGTCATCAACCTGCTGTTAGAGCTTGCCAAGCTAGAAAAACGTAATGGCACATACTACAAAGGGTTGGTTAAATTGCGAGAGGAAATGCATTGGCCCAAAGGAAAACTCCATGGTCAGTTTAACCAATGTGTTGCGGCAACTGGTCGTCTTAGTAGCAGTAAGCCTAACTTACAGAATTTTGACAGCCAACTCCAAGACATCTTTATCTCCGAGTATCGAGATTAGAACAAGAATGACAAAAGAACTAGAAGCACAGAGCCAACAAGAACTAGCCCAATTAGCTTATGAAGACGTCCTCGTATCCTTTAACAGCCTCTGTGAACAATACGGAGTGCGAGCAGTCCTTGCGTCTTTCCGAGACGCCTACCCCGAAATGTACGAAGAAGTTGTCGTCCAAATCAATCGACTTCCTCCCCAAAGACAAGTTGCTGCCCTGCTCAGGTGATAGGTGCTGGCACTGTGGTAGGCCAGCAGGAGACTATTGCGGAGACTGTGCTCAATGAACGATGTTAATTCAATGTGACTCCTGAAGACAAGAAACAGAAACGCCGTGAATATTATCTACGTAGGAAAGACTATTACCTAGAACAGAATAAACAATGGCGTGAAGCAAACAAAGAGCACAGAGCACAACATGCAGCCAAGAAGCATAGAGAACGAAAAGAGCAGAATCCAGCTCTCTATCTGTGGAAGTATGCCAAAGCTCGTGCTAGATATGACAACATGGATTTCGATTTAGAGATTACGGATATTGTTATTCCAGCCGTGTGTCCTTACTTTAAGACACCGTTTGTGATGAATGACCAACATCTTGCAGCTTCTCTAGATAGAATTGATTCCAATAAAGGCTACACGAAAGACAACATCCAAGTGATTAGTTATCGTGCAAATAAAATGAAAAATGATGCAACAGTGCAAGAGCTGATCTCTTTTGCCAAAGGTGTTCTTGAAGTCCACCAAGGAGGTCAGGGCTGCGATGTTGATTCAATGTGACGCTTCGCAGCTTTAGCCCGAATGGAGGACAATCCTCCAGCTTGCGAACGACCAGACAGGTATTCAGGAGGTACTGGACAAAGCGGACGCGCACTCGCTCAATCAGGTCGCGTTCCAATTGCCTAGCCGCCTCATTGCCAAAATCTACCTATTCCGTACAATTTTCAGGGGATCGGGTTGGAGTTTTGCGAACGATCCTGATTTCATGCACGTTAGCGCGGACCCGAAATATTGGGATGAGGTAAACGTAAAGTTCTTCACCAAGTATGCAGGCATTGACGCCTGTCATCAACGGTGGAAGGATGCAGTCATGCACCATGGCGTGATTCACGGACCTTTAGGCAGGTCGTGGTCTATCGGCATGAAGCGTGACAAGCGTGGTGAGCTTAAGATTCCATGGACGGTGCTGTCCAACTACCCTGTGCAGGGAACTGGTGCAGACGTAATGATGCTTGCTAGATTGATGGCCCATAAACGAATTAAAAAGGCCAATATCGAATGCAAATTTATTTCCACTGTCCACGATAGCATTGTGCTGGACGCGCCTCAGAAGTCGATTGAGCCCCTTGCAGAGCTATTCCATGGTGTCTTCCAAGATATTCCCAAAGTCATTAAACAGAACTTTGGATATGACTGGATTGTGCCTATGGCCTGTGAATGCAAGTGGGGTAAAAACATGAAAGACATGGAGAAAATGTCTTGACAATCAATAACAGAAATGTTATACTATAAGTATGGACAGAGAATCTTTAGAGTTGTACTTTATTGAAGACTTTGCCAACAGTTTATACAAAAAGGAAAATTACTTGAACATTACTATTCTGAACGTTGCTATTGCTACTGTGCCTACGGCTAAAGGTAGCTACCAAGTGGCAGATGTTGCCTACAAGAACAACAGCTTCCAAGGCAAGGTTGAAGGCAAGAAAGTTATGTCCTTTGGTGTCACGAAAGACACCTTTGGTGTGTTGAGTACGGCCCAGCCGGGCCAAACGTTTGAGGTGAACGTAGTTAAGAATGACAAGGGATACAATGATTGGGTGTCGATGCAACCAGCCAATGGAGCCGTGCCAAGCGTGTCCGCAGCAGGAGCTACTGCCGTCGCATCTGCAAGCAAAGGCTCCACCCCTGCTCCCCGCTCTACATATGAAACCCCCGAAGAGCGAGCGCAGCGGCAAGTTCTCATTGTCCGTCAGTCTAGCCTTAGTTCTGCTGTCGCTACTCTTGCTGTGGGCTCTAAAGTAGTAAAGCCTGAGGAAGTGCTGGCATTGGCGAAGCGTTACAACGAATGGGTGTTCCAGAAGGGTGCAGATGTTCAGGGCCCTACGGGCTTTGATGACCTTCCGGACTTCCCCAAAGAGCTGGCTGACGAACCTCAGATCGACTAATCATTAAACAAGGCCCTTCGGGGCCTTTCTCATCATGGCAACCATTTATACCACCGGTAGCACTTACAGCACTGCTGATTATTGGTCTTCATCCAGTCATTGGATGGAGCTTTACAAAAAGAAATTTGAGAACCAACTTCAGAAAGAGGAACTAGCTAAAAAGATTGCCAAGCCCAAGCTGATGGAGTTTAACATTAAGGCTAAGGGCTGGAAGCCCGCTGCTGAGAAGAAATACTTCGGTGCCCTTGATAAGACGTATTACAAGCAGAAATTCCCTGTTCTTCCAGCTACCATTGTTGGCCATGACGGAGTTACATACTTAGTGGATGAAGATGAAAAAGGTATGTATTGGATTCCCGCGTGATTGAGACAGCCCTCATTGATTCGGATATCGTGGCTTACCGGTGTGCGGCAGCAACAGAAAATGACACTGAGGACATTGCACGATGGCAAACCTCAGAAATGATGCGAAGGATTCTACATGAAACGAACGCTATGCGCTATAAGTGTTTTATTAGCGGTAGTGATAATTTCCGTTACGCTGTATATCCTGAGTACAAGGCAAATCGCAAGGACATGCCAAAGCCAAAACACCTCCAAGTTGTGCGAGAGCACCTTGTTACTGAATGGCAAGCAGTAATTGCAGATGGTGTTGAAGCAGATGACTTGATGGGAATTGCACAATGTTCTGAGCATGACGGAGATACCGTCATCTGCACGATAGACAAGGACCTTTTGATGATTCCCGGACGTCATTACAACTTTGTCAAGCAGGAGTTTCGTCATGTGTCTCCCTTAGAGGGTATTAGGCACCTGTATTTGCAAGCGATTCTTGGAGATCGTGCTGACAACATCTTCGGTTTTGATGGCAAAGCGAGGTCTAAAGTGCCAAAATTTCTACAAGATAATGTAGATGTTATTGAGACACTGACTGATGAATCTGATATGTTTGATTACGTCAGAGACATGTATAATGACGATGTTAGATACTTAACGAATCTCTCCTGTCTGTGGATTCAACGACACGATGGAGATTTCTATTTTAGACGGGAGGTTGTACGGCAAAAGGCAAAGATATTACAGGAAACCGCTATGGACGACTCATTGCTGTGCGTCCTACAGAACATCGAAAAAACAATAATGTGATGTGGGAATGTCTCTGTGATTGTGGTACGACTACGATCAAGAGACAAGGAGCTTTACAAAGTAATAGTGTGATCTCGTGCGGATGTGCTAAGAATACACTCCCTCCGGGAGAAAGCTCTTTTCATTTTCTTTTAGATCATTATAAGCGCAACGCGACAAAACGTGGGTACTCGTTTGAACTCACTAAAGAACAGTTCAGAAAACTTACCAGACAACCTTGTCATTATTGCTCGCTTCTTCCTTCTCAAATAATGGTTTCCCGGACATTTAGGGAGCCATACATCTATAACGGAGTTGATCGGAAAAACAACTCTATTGGGTACACTATTGATAATAGTGTTACTTGTTGTGGACAATGTAACAAAGCTAAAGGAACTACCAATTACGAAGATTTCATACTTTGGATAAAACGCTTGGTAAAACACCATGCCTCGTAAATACAACAACGGACAATGGACCCAAGCTAGATTCCACGCGTTTGTTACTTCTGTGCTTAGAGCCGGATCACGACGATGGGCACCTAAGTACGAGACCCTAAACGCAGCTAAGACAGAAAAGAAAATTAATCAGAAAACTGGACGTCTTGCACAACACTACAGGTGCAATGTCTGTAAAGAAGAATTTACAAGCAAGGACGTACAGGTTGACCACATCAAGCCCATTATCAATCCCAAGAAAGGCTTTACCTCTTGGGACGACTATGTGGATGCCTTGTTCTGTGAGTCTAAAAATCTCCAAACTATTTGTAAGCCTTGTCACAAACTCAAGACTGCAAAGGAACGTAAACAAACTAAGTGAAAATCAATAAGACTTTACAAAACGAAGACGGTACGCTACATTTTGAAGGTGAGCTTACGCAAGAGGAAGCTGACCTTGTTATTGAATGTGGCTTGAATTGGCTGGTTAAGGAAGGGGCTCTTCCCATGCTGATTGAAAAACCCAACCTCATGCCCCCTGCACAGGATGTTCAGTGACTAAACATTTCGTCCTGCCAGACGTACAAGCTAAGTATGGGCATGACTTCTCCTATCTGTCCAAAGCAGGCCAATATGTCGTAGAGAAACAACCAGACGTCATTGTCTGCTTAGGCGATTGGGCTGACATGGAGAGCCTATCTAGCTATGACGTTGGCACTAAGAAGTTTGAGGGGAAGAGGTACGTCAATGACATTCAGGCTGCTCACGATGCCATGCAGGCCTTCCTAGCACCCATTGACGAGTTCAACAAGAAAGCTAAAGCTAATGGCAAAAAGCAGTACAAGCCTCGAAAAGTGCTCACCTTGGGCAATCACGAAAACCGAATCAATCGGGCTGTTAACTTGGACCCTAAACTTGATGGAGTCCTGTCTACGGATGATCTCGGTTATGCCAGTGAGTATGGTTGGGAGGTGTATCCATTCCTTGAAGTTGTGGTTATTGATGGCGTTGCTTACAGCCATTATTTTACCACTGGCGTTGCTGGTCGAGCCGCTGGTACGGCTAGTGCTCAACTTAACAAAAAGCACATGTCGTGCATTGCTGGGCATCAGCAAGGACTTCAGATCGCAACCGCCCACCGGGCCGATGGGAAGCTAATTACTTCCATCATTGCTGGTAGCTTCTATGAGCATGATGAAGACTACATGGGTCCTCAAGGCAACAAGCATTGGCGTGGTTGTCTGATGCTCCATGAAGTGGACGACGGCGCGTTCGATGTTATGCCGGTTAGCTTGAATTATTTGAATAACAGGAAGTATAAATGACTGAGGGTGGATTGAAATATGACAGCGAGAAGCCTCGCACTGATCTTCTTGATCCTCTGGCAATGGAAGGTCTTGCCAAGGTTTTAGCATTCGGAGCACAGAAATATGCTGCAAATAATTGGAGAGGGGGCCTTAGCTATAGCCGTCTTGCTGGCGCTGCTCTGCGCCATACGTTCGCCATTCTTAGGGGGGAAGACAACGATCCCGAGAGCGGCCTTCCTCACGTCGATCATCTTGGCTGTTGCTGGATGTTTCTTAGTAACATGATGAAAACCCGTCCTGATATGGACGACAGGTGGAAAGGTAAGCCTGAGGAACATATGTCTAAAAAACAACCGGGTCAATGGATTGAAGTGAAAGGAAATCCCAACAAATGCATCTGAATGAATATCAAAACGCAGCACAAGAGTTTGCTGTTTATCCGAAAAGTCAAGGCATCATGTACACTGCCTTGGCCTTGAATGAAGAAGCTGGTGAATACGCAGGCAAGATTGCCAAGGCTGTTCGTAAAGGTGTCGATCCCGATTATGAAGCCGCTGCTAAAGAACTCGGTGACACGCTCTGGCAACTGAGTCAAGCTGCACGGGAGATTGGTTACACGCTGGAAGACATTGCGCTGATGAATCTGGATAAGTTGTACGCCCGTCAGCAAGCGGGCACCATCATTGGCAGTGGTGATAATCGGTAATGCTCGGCGATACCCTAGACGAACTGAAGGCTCGCATCGTGTCGGCCATGGATATTACGGATTTCCTTGATATGCTTGGCCTAGATTTTGTAGATGTAATTGATAAGTTTGATGACGAAATCCAAGAAAATTCAGAGAAATTCGACCGAGCTTGCCGATGAGGAGAGGCGCGGTAAGCGCCGATACCGTATGCGTGTTATCCAAGAACAAGAAGCTAAGGAATATGTAAATGACTATTTCGTTGAGGACCAAAATCCTCAACGGCTTTCACCGATGGGAAAGAAACGATATGACCAATGTTAACACAGCATGGGCGGCTGGTCTAATTGAAGGTGAGGGGTGTTTTATTTTATCAAAAGATAAACGCAGCAATCATCATAAAGTAGCCATTCAGGTTGAAATGACGGACAAAGACACTCTGGACAACCTCCAAAAAATCTTAGGAGGTACCATCATTGAGAGTAATTATCCGTCAAAGTTCAAGAGATTTCCCAACGCCAAACCTTCATGGCGTTGGTATGTTCATAAACAACAAGAAGTGTTTAGTGTTTTAATTGAGATTATGCCGTTCTTGAAAACTAGACGATTGCAACGGGCACAAGAACTGTTTAACTACTTAGAGCCTAAAGTATGCCTGTAAAACTCGTCTGGACTACTCAGGGAGGTGAGCAGCTTATTGGGGACATGGCTAGAGTATCAGCTCCTGAGAATGTGGGTAAAGATGCCACAAAACTCATGGGATATCTTATCAAAAACCATCATTGGTCACCATTTGAAATGGTGAATGCTTGTTTTGAAATTGAGACTACGCGGGACATTGCTCGTCAAATCCTTAGGCATCGAAGCTTCTCTTTCCAAGAATTTAGCCAACGGTATGCAGAGGTGGACAAACTTCCCCGCGCTCAAGTACGAGAAGCTAGATTACAGGACACTAAGAATAGACAAAATAGTCTGGAGACAGACAAACAAGACCTCTGTGATTGGTGGGAATTTACCCAAGCTGATTTACAAGAACATTGCCAGTATGTTTACGAACAGGCTCTTAAGAATGGTATTGCTAAAGAGGTAGCTCGTGCTGTTCTGCCCGAAGGTCTGACCACTAGTAAAATGTACATGAACGGGACACTCCGTTCGTGGATTCATTATTGTGAGTTGCGCTCCGGTAACGGTACTCAGAAAGAACATGCTGCCATTGCTTTAGCAGTCAGTAATTTGTTATCTCAACACTATCCGAATGTATGGAAAGCCCTAGTAAACCAGTAAGCCCTTACAAGTGTCCCATGCACAACATGTGGATGCGTAAGGGTCAATGTGAGATTTGCCGCTTAGAAGCGGATAAACGTCAAAAGGAATATGAACGAACGGGGGGCAGCAACAAGCCCCCTGTCAAAATTGGAACCCTATGAAACCTGAACAATATACTATGTTAAAGCTGCAAGCCTTGCAGTTTGCTAACGGCGATCTACAAAAGGCTAAGCTCATTCTGAAATGGCTGCTCAAAACCCAAGATGAAGATAACAAACCGGAGGCACCCACCGAGTGAATGATTATCAGCAGTTTATCGCTAAAAGCCGATATGCCCGATGGCTTGACCACAAAGGACGACGAGAGTCTTGGGACGAGACAGTAACTCGATACTGTGACTTCTGGAAAAACCGAGCAGGAGATTTGTTTCCTTATGATGACATTCATTCAGCGATTTATAATCTCGAAGTGATGCCCTCCATGCGGGCTTTAATGACCGCTGGCGATGCACTGAACCGAGACAACATTGCTGGATACAACTGCTCGTATATTCCTGTCGATGATCCTCGTGCCTTTGACGAGATTATGTACATCTTGATGAACGGTACAGGCGTTGGCTATTCAGTTGAACGTCAATATGTTCAACGTCTCCCGGAAGTGGCTGAGAAATTCTATGACACAGACACGGTTATCAAAGTTGCAGATAGCAAGCAAGGATGGGCAAGTTCTCTACGCCAACTTATCTCGCTCCTTTATTCGGGCCAGACTCCCAAGCTCGATGTTAGCGGAGTTCGACCGGCTGGTGCCCGTCTTAAGACCTTTGGCGGAAGAGCGTCGGGACCCGGTCCTCTGCTTGAATTGTTCCATTTCACTACTTCGCTATTTAAGCGTGCTAGCGGGCGGAAGCTTACGTCTGTCGAATGCAGCGACCTTGTATGCAAGATTGCAGAAGTCGTCGTGGTTGGTGGGGTTAGGAGATCGGCGCTTATTTGTCTTTCCAATCTCACGGATGAACGAATGCGGAACTACAAAAACGGTCAATGGTGGGTTGACGAAAAGCAGCGATCATTAGCCAATATCAGTGCTGCATACACAGAGCAGCCGGATATTGGTATCTTTATGAAAGAGTGGAGTGCTCTGTATGAGTCTAAGTCAGGAGAGCGTGGTATCTTTAACCGAGTCGCAGCGAAAAAAGCTGCAGAAACAACTGGACGTCGTGATTCGGGATTTGAATTCGGTACAAATCCGTGCGGAGAAATTGTACTCCGACCTTTTGGTTTCTGCAACCTTACCGAGGTCGTCGTACGAGCGCACGACACGACTGATTCACTCCAAAAGAAAGTTGAACTGGCTACTATACTCGGAACCTTCCAAAGCACTCTAACAGACTTTAAGTACATCCGAAAGGTCTGGCAGAACAATGCTGAAGAAGAGCGTCTGCTGGGGGTCAGTATGACCGGTATCATGGATAATGATTTCCTCTCTAAGCCTAGCAAAGAGCTAGAAGAAACTCTGGAAGGATTGCGTTTACATGCTGTGGATGTTAACAAAGCTTGGGCTGGGCGTCTTGGTATCAATCCTAGCGCTGCTATCACCACTGTTAAGCCCTCTGGAACTGTCTCGCAGTTGGTTGATTCTGCCAGTGGGATTCATCCTCGGCATAGCCCTTATTACATCCGCACTGTTCGATCTGATTACAAAGATCCTCTTGCTGTTTTCTTGAAAGACAAGGGCGTACCTACGGAAGTGGACGTTACTAGTCCCACCAACTTGGTATTTTCTTTCCCCATCAAGAGTCCAGATAAGGCGGTCTTCCGACAGGATGTGTCTGCTATCAACCAGCTTGAGCATTACCTCATTTTTAAGAAACATTGGTGTGAGCACAATCCCTCCATCACCGTGTATGTTAAAGAGCACGAATGGTTGGATGTTGGCGCATGGGTGTTTAAGAACATGAACTATATTGGTGGAGTTAGTTTTCTGCCGTTCTCGGATCATGTTTACCAACAAGCCCCTTATCAGGACATTGACCAGTCTACTTATGCGAAACTGGAACAGGAGTTTCCTCGATTTGATTGGGCAGAGTTTGACAAGTATGAGGTTGATGATTCGGTGATTAACTATAGCGAGTTTGCTTGTGTTAACGGTGCGTGCGAAATCAACTGATATTGCTTGGGCTGCTGGTTTGATTGAGGGTGAGGGTTGTTTTACGGTTCATTCTAAAAAGCACCCTTATCTTCTGTTAGACATGTGTGACAAAGATGTTATTGAAAGGCTCCACAGCATTTTCCCCTATGGGAATGTTCGTGGCCCCTATCTTAGCAAGAAGCCCAACCATAAACCACGCTGGCGTTTTGACGCCTTTGGTCCCAAATGTCGAAGAATTATTCTAGATATTTATCCTTATATGTGCAAACGACGCAAAGAGCGTATTAATGAATTAATGGAGCTTTAATGCTAGAATTTAGTATTGACACCATTCGTGGTGGTATGGTGGGGATTGAGTTCCCTGTTGCTGGTGAGATTGATGACGACATTCAATGGATGGCAGTGATTGATCTGTTCATCCTGCGCTTCATGCTCATTCGTTGGAAAGACGAAGCTAGTTGACCAAAAGAAAAGCCCCTAAGCTGAAAGGCCTAGGGGCTTTTTGTTTTACCACTCAATCAACAGTTGTGCAATTCTCTTAGCCCAGCCTCTGTTAAAACTTCTCCAATTCTTCAAATCAGTCATAAACAACAGGCGATAGCCTAACATCCTTGCTTCCACCGCTTCCGGGTCTGCTTTAGCCACAGCCGCTAGAGTCTTAGGACCAAGCTTCCCATCCACTGTTTCTCCCACAGTCCTTTGCAGCCATTGAATGGCTTGCTCAGGGCCGGAGTTAACAGCAGCATCGAAGAGGGCATACCGGATAAACTCTGGCATTGCATCAGCCCTCACCTTATCCCAATAGTCTTTCTTGTAAATGGCTTTGGCAAAGTCCACCGGCAGGTCCTTCATGGGGCCATAGTAGCCGTTGGCTTTCGCTACAGCTTCCGTAACTCCCCACATAGTTTCACCTCCCGGATCATCGGGGTGATCGCTATAACCACCCTCATGGCCCAGCAGTTCATGGAACGCTTCATCAAAAGTCATGTCATTCCTTGTAGGATTCTTGCAGACGTTGTGCATGTCGCAGGCTGGTAATGCTCTTAGACATTGCTGATGTTAAGTAGTCCCTGTCTTTGGCAGTCATGTTCTGCTTCTTCAGCGTCCTACGAATGTCAGCTTCAAGGGTCTTAATGTCACCTTCATACTTGAGATATTCCTGAATGGTTTCAGGCTTAATCCGGTTCTGAGTGAACAACTCTCCATGAGCACGTTCCAACACCGGCTTTCGCTTATCAGCGTAGGCTTGTTGAATCCACTTGTTCTCATAATGCTTCTGTTTGTAAATAGATTCATTAATTGAAGTGCCGGAGGTCGCCTTAACCACTTTATCCTGATAGCTACGATTGTACACAGCTTCCAGAGTATTACGGTTAACAGCCGTAGTGCCGTTGTTCTTGCTAAACCACATAAGGTCTTCTGCACCCGTAGCAAACGCGGGACTCCATTCACGGATAGCACGTTTGGTGTTCATTTCGCTAGGACGACGGACAGCCTCATAGGCAGTGTCTGCCATGTTCACCAGCTTACTACCACCGGGGAACGCAAGAGACATAATGTCATCACCCACCAAATCACCCAAACCTAAACGCTTGGACAGGTCCACCCCTAACGGACTAAACCCACCATTGGACAGGACATAGCTGGCATCACCAATCTTACCTTTAGTACCACCAGTCATGTTGTTCACCTGTTTTCCAATGTCCTCACTCATACGGACAACCGCAAGAGAAAGGCTGTCAGGCTTACCCATAGCTTTAGTGATCTGCTTGTACAGCCAGTCAGCTTCCTCAAAGGCAATGATGCCTTGGATACCTGCAAAGGCCACTTGTGCAGCTAGAGCCACAGCAAGAGGACGAGCAGACTTCTCTTCAGCAATCTGACGAGCAAACAGAGCAATACGGCTCACTTCGTTGTGTTTGAACGAGGCAAGGTTGGCAGACACGTCACCCACAGGACCCATAGCGTTGTACATCCGCGGACGTTCAGTGGCGCTATAGTTGTTCATCGCCATGTCAGTCAGGTTATGAGCTGCTTCAAACAGTCCATTCTTAACAGACATACCGTTGTCCTTGAGCATGTGAGCAAAGGTGTTGAACATCATGTGGCGGGTAGAAGATTCAATTCCACCAGCCACAAAGTTACCCACTTGCTCAGCACGGTAGGGCAGGTCCTTACGGACACGGTTGGAGTGTTCAACCAGATCGCTTCCGAACACATGATGTTTGTCAGCGTATTCCAGCATAGACTTTTCAAAGGCGTCAGCCTTTCCCATCCGCTGCTTCATATAGCTGATACCGCCCTGACCCAAATAGGACCAGCCTGTGCCCATGTCGAAGTTAACATCCAGTCCTTTAGTGACAAGATAGGCTTTCATACCGGGCATAGCCACAAACGGCTGCATGACGTTAACACCCCAAAAGTAGGGATTAAGGCCCAGCAGAGCGGTGTTAACCACCTTACGGGAAACAGCAGCAGACGCCCGGAAATTGGAATACCCAACCCCACTTAGCTCGAAAGCAGACGACAGAGCCTTCTCCAGATATTGACCAACCTTCTCAGGGTTGTAACCAAGAGCATTCTGAAGATGCTCTTCCGTCCACTTCTTAGCGAAGTGCTGCTTGTCAACCAGTTCAGGAGACTTGAGGACTTCTTTGATGTTTACAGCGGCGTTGGTCATGTGCTCCCATTTGAGAGCCATTTCCGCATACTGCACCTGAGCCTGTAAGCCTTCCTTCGCGTTCAGATCATTAAGCCGCTGTTGCTTCTTAATGTCCACAACGAGGTCTTCCTTACGGCCCTGCATACCAAAGACACCCTTCTTCTGCTTGGTGTGAACGTCCATGTTCAGGAAGCCATAGGCCTCATCCTTCATCACCTCATCTGCCTTTAACAGTAGGTCCTTGAGGCGAGGATCATCCTTAGCCAAGAAGTCCAGAGCTTGTAGAAGAGCCACTTGGGCAGAGCCCTTGTCATGAGGAACACCACCGATGTAGTGACGATCACCAATCTCATAACCCTCAAGCATCAGCCTTTCAGCAAGAATGTCAGCACTATATTTGTCGTTACGACCAATGATGCCAACAATATCGCCATCCTTCTTGACCACCATACGGTAGTCACCAGAAGCATTCATAGCCGCATAGGCTTCACGCTTCTTAACAGGAGGCATATCCAGCTTTGCCCGCACATTGTTCATGGCGGTAAAGGCCCTGTCCATCACCTCACGATGAGTTTCAATGGCACGGATTTGCTTTTCGCTAAACCCCCCTTCAAGAAGCTCCTGCCGAGTGAAGGCAGTTTCAGTCTTGTCTGCGTGGTTGATTATCTTCCAAACATCGCGCTGGTCAGCATTACTAAGCTCGCGGAAAGCAGGAGCCAGCTTATCATGAACGTAGTCACGAATATCAGCCCTAGAAAGACGATCCGCCTCACTGATTTGTTCCACCCCATAGCGGACAACAGGGTTCTTAGTCTTGAGAGCTTGATATGTGCCTCCCTTGGTCAGATAGTTAGCCGCTTTCTGGAGGAAGTTCTGGTCAACGTCCTTAGCATTCTTGGCGATTTCCACCGCATCGGCTGGGCTCCATTTGCTAGGAGCAATGGGACCTAAGATACGTTCAATAGCACCCACATCCTTCAGCTTGTCATGTTGCTTAGGATTGAGGAACACAGCACCCGTTTGCTTGTTACCGGGTGACTTCTTCCTGTCCCCAACCACGTTGTCGACCCCAGCAACACCACGAGGATTGTGCATAAGAATGTCATCGACGGAAGAACCCAGCGACCAAGAAGAGTCACCGCCATGTTTACCAGTCAGGTCCATCGGGAGAAGATTGCGTAAATCGGACTTGTCGTAGGCACTAGGGTGTCCACGCTCAGCCACAACCTCCGCCTCAATCTCACCGTGGGTGCGTTTCCACTCGCTCATGTCGATCTTGCCATCAGCATCACGCCAGTTCATACCCGGTTGGAAGCCTTCGATGTCTTGAACAGCGTGTTGGATTTCATGTAACAGAGTTGAAGTGAATTTCTCGTACACATCGCCTTTGGGATCACGGCCTCGTTCCCATACGCCTAACAGAGCACCGGGATCGTCACGAATTTGTTGCTTGACAGACTCCAATTCATCAGGAGTGTATTTTCCACCACGAGCAATCTCGTCTTCCAGCTTTCGCATGAGATAGCTCGACAAGGCCTCTTTCGATTTCATGGCTTCTTGCTTTTCTAACATTGCCTGTAGCAACTCACGCTCGAGATATTTGGGGTTAAAAACAATTTCCTTAGAGCTGGGAGAAAAGTGTGCTTTACCGTCCGTATCTTTACTGACACGGATGTAGTAGTTTTTAAGCTGGGGGTACTTCTTAAAGAGTTCAGGATGATTTAACACATCACCTAAACGCTTCCCGCCATCACCACGAGCCATGGACTTGAAGCCTTCCAGACGAACTTCAGCGCCTTGGTCCGGAATTTCAAATCGCCATTTACGATCCTTGCCAAACCACATTCCGGTTTTGTTCCAGATTTGTAATGGAGTATTACCCCGTTCTGACAGCTTGGCAGCAGTCATCATTCTCCGACCAAATCCTTCGCCTCCACCAGCTTGTGAGCCTGCGAAGATGTTTAGACCACGCTCTTGGTTTTTACCTTGCTTAGCTCGTTGGGCTTTAGTCTGACCAAAGTCGAAACCAATCGCCCCGCCCTGCTTTTTTCCAACACCCCCTCTCGGAGACTTGGAAACCTTACCCTTGGTGGCAATGTTCTTGTAGACACGGTTGGCAAGAGCCTGCAGATCAGCCACTTCCTTTTCAAGACGACGGATACGAGCAGGACCTTCCCCAGCAAGCTGGGCTTTAGCCACAATGTCTTCAGCAGCAATGGCACGCTCAATGGCAGCCCTAACCATGGGATGTTCCATAGCTCGAGCGTGGTTGTGCGCTTCCTTCATCTGGTTGGTGATGATGGTTTCAGCACGAGCCTCCGGGCCCACTTGAGCAGCCCTAGCAGCCGCAACATCCCTGTTCAGACCACCGAAACCGTCCGTGGTGGCGTCCATGGTGCGCTGGCCTTGCACGGCTTGCTGACGAGCCACCATATCCTCACGCGAGGTGAGGTTCATCTTGTTGTAGGTCTTCTCACCCAAAGCGGTGGGGTCGAGGCTAGCAATGTCCAGTCCATGACGGTTCTGGTCCACGTTCTTAGCCACACCGGCTTCCAGAGCAGCCTGACGGGCTTCCGCAGCCTGTTGAGCGGCAGCTTGCCTATCCTTAGCCATCGCCTGCTCTTTCCAGAGAGCAGTCAGCTCAGCTTCCGTAGCCTTACGGCCAGTGCGCTCTTCCACCTGTTTAGCCATCCACGCCAAAGCATCCGCCTGAGGAGGCAGATTGACAGGAGTTTCCTTAGGCTGAACTTGGAACGCCATTTCATCAAAGGCAGCAGCACCCTGCTTATCAGCTTGACGGGCCTTAAGAGCTTCCACTTCCTGACGCAGACGTTGTTGTTCCAGTTGATCGAACAGAGGCCCATACTGGGTGTCACGAATACTTTGAGCTTGTAGGTCTTCCGTCATCCGTCCAAACACCTCGGCAGGGTTAGAACGGGTTGGGAGAGACTCTACTTGACCAAAGGCACCGGGAACACCAGTGCCAGTGTCCGTTTTAGTGGGAACATCCCCCAGCCGCATGTTCTTATCAGTAGCAAGCTCGTTAGCCATTTGTCCCATGACGTCGCCAGTGGGTCTATCGGCAGGAGCAGTTTTCTTAGCAATCAGTTCATCGGCTTTAGACGGAGCTTGTGGTTTAGCAGTCGCCTTCCCTTTGCCCGGTTGGATACGAGACAGAGGGAACAGGTTGAACGCAGCTTCAGCAAAGGTACGCTGGGCTTGCTCAGCATTCAAATCACCAGCAGTGAGCCTGCCTTCCTTCTCACGAAGAGAGGCTTGGTAAGCTTGTTCACGCGCAGTGGCGTCGCCATAAGCACTCTGTGCTTCCATCATGGTATCAGAGATACCCTTAGCAACCTTCTTACCCTTTTCAGTGCGGGGCTCATACGTCAGGAAGTCACCAGACGACTGACCACGCTCTACAGCAGTACCCACGTCACCAGTGACAGCTAGTTCCCCAAGAGTACGCAGACCTTGCGGAATGGAAGCCGCCACACCGGAGACAAAGTTACCCACACCCTCAGCTAAACCGAGGGCATTCATTCCAAGATTGGAACTTTGTTCACCAGCCAGATGGGACTGAATTTTGAATTTAGCCTGCTCAGGAGTTAAACCGTCAGACAGTTCGTAATGTTTACCTTGATACTCGTAAACAGGCATAGTAATTCCTTATCAATCAAGTTTAATGGGGTCATCCTTAGTGCCAGAGCCTTGAGGCTTCCTACCACCTTGACCAGCCACCGGAGCGGGAGGCTGTGCAGGAGTAATACCAGCAGCAGCGAGGTCGGGGTTCTGAGGATTAGGACGCATTTGCAGCGCAAGCTTGTTCATAGTCTCAGCAAGACGGTTGAACTTTTCCCTGTCCATGTCATTCTCAGCCATGGCCGCCAGCACTTCAAACTGTGCAGCAGCGTTAGCAGGAGACACACGGCCCTCTTTAAGCCGTTGGAGAATATCATTACTCGTGTTCTTGGCTTTAGAAGCGGCGGCAGCAATACGAGCTTCGGCACTTTTGTCAGCACTGTATTTAGAAGAACGTTCACTGGCATCAGCCGTATATTTGGTACGCTTGAGAGCCTCAGCATCCTTAGCCGCTTGGGCGTGAAATTCGGGACTGTTCTCAGCAATCCACTTATTCATCTTAGCCGCACTCGCCAAGAGCTGTTGAGGATCAGCCGTAATGAGCTTACCAATGCTGGGGTTGGTCTGAGGATCAAAGCCGTTCTGCTTGAAGAACTCAGCCGTAGCAATGGTACGTTCCATGGGATTCTGAATACCACCGAAACGATGAGCAGCTTGTTCAGCTAAACCCTGCATCATGGTGACTTCTTTAACTTTAGCTTCGACACCTTTTACTCGATTACCAGTGTTAGTAGCATCAATGGTGCTTTCCATGGTACGACCATATACGTCGTTTTCCATACCGGCTTTTCGATTGCCGAGAACCAATCCCTCCGTTTGTGCCCCTAGGTGTTTAGCACGCAGGGGATTCATCTGAGCGTTGTGTTCCATTTCCTGCTGCATCCGCATGATGTCAACAAGACCTTTTTGTTGATTGACTCCAGACTCTGCTTGACGGGCAACATGCTCGTCACCCATAAACCCAGCAGCAGTGATAGGAGCAATTTGCATCAAGTTAGCGAGAGACATTAAATGAACTCCCCGTAGTCAATAAAGTCATCGTTACCACCCATCTGTTTCCAAGCCTCGTCCCATTCAGGAACACCGGACAATCCAGAGGTATTACCACTGGTGATAGCGTTGAGGACACTAGACAGGTTCTGCGGATTAGCCAGCAGCTTACTCATTGCAGCGCGAACGCCTGCAGGAGAAGCAGCTTGTTGATTGAACGCTTGTTGGTAATTACCGGCGAGACCCTTAGTGAGTTCTGCGGTATACTTAGCCTTGGTGTCAGCAACCTTACCCATGAAGTCCACAGTACGTGGGCCATACTGACTGTTACGGCCAGCAGCAGCGTCTTTCCGAGACATGGCTTCCCACAGACTCTGCCATTCCGGAGAACCGGGTTGATACAGAGAATCAATCTTACCCTGCTGAGTACGCATGTAATCCAGCATCTGGTCAGACGACTTATTCTGATTCCGGTAGTCCATAGTACCTGCAATAATGTCCGCAAGATTTTGACCAGTCAAACCGCTGTTCTTCATGAACGGGCTAGCCACCGTGTTAAGAGCTTGAGCGCCTTTAACATAAGGGTTGTTCATAACTCCGTTAATGGTCTCTTTCAAACCACCACCAGCCGCAGGCGCCGATTGAGAGGTTTGAGGGGAGCCCATTGCACTAGACGGGGGGCCCATATAGGCACCACTAACGTCCGGCCCAACTCCGGGCAGGCCGCCCATCCAAGCACCACTACCATTACCGGAACCCAGCATAGCAGGCATGTAGGCATCACCAGCGGCTCCCATCTGACCGTACATACCGGGCACCCATACCCCCACCACTAGCTCCGGCAGCGCCAGCGGCAGCACCCTCACCAATACCCATAGCAGGGATACCGTACATCATAGCCGCAGCCGCAAGTATGGCAGGCAGGGGGCTCATATTTCCGCTGTTGCTGAAAACATCAAAACCACCATAACCACCGGGCGAGAGGCCGGTACGGGTAGTCCCGGTTTTACCCAGAACGGCGTCTTGCGAGTCACCCATCCACATGCTTGTCGGAGTACCGAAATCATTAGGATCAAGACTCTGCTCTCGCATGAACCATTTTCCATTTTCTTGGAAGGGGGTAAACGCCGCATAAGAGTCAAAACGCGACGGATCAATAGCTTGTTGACCACCACTGCGCTGAGAAGCCCACTGATCGAAGGATTGTGTACCCTCTTGGCCGGGGAGACTAGAATCAAAATCCCACATAGTAATTCCTTTATACTAAGGCGACGGATTTCAGAACTCCGCCATCGTTGACCCATAGCCGGACAGTACCAGCGCCTGTGTCTTTATAAATAGCCCATTGACTTGCCGGAATATCGGTCGTAGTGGGGGCTCCTGCTTTACTCTTCATATCAATAATTCCACGGCTGTTGAGAGCAGTAACCGTAACTCCCTCTGCTGTAGAAACATGAGTGCTACCTGTTCCCTGAACGCCAGTTAAGGATGAGTGCAACCTCACCGCAAGGTCTGCCAGTGAACTACCGGTCTTGTCAATCTGACCCCATGCCACACCGTCCGCAGACGAGAGCAGTCGTTGGAGTTGATTAAACCAATCCATCCAGATTCGGCTACCGGGCTCCGCCTGTTGGGGAGGAGGGGTCAGTTGAATTGCCATTGTTTTTCCTTAAGAAAAAGCTATTGTTGTCCTTTGTTGATATCGACTTCAAAAAACTTGATACGAAAACTATAGGCAGCGTTCGCAACAAGCTTGAAAGCACGGCGCCTAAAAGAGCCAAGCTGAGTAACAAATGGGAAGTCATAGGCGGCGTTAAGTGGAGAACTGTTGTTGAACGTGTAATCCCCATCTGACCAGTACAGCGTCATAGACGGAGTAGCGGAAGTGTTGTTAACCGTCTGCCCTACGGCAAAGCGAGACATAAACTTAAGATTCATCGTACCGAAGTCCATAGGAACTGTACGAATCTCGATTTGGTAAGGCAGCGTGGTAGTGCCACCGTTGAAGTAGTCCTGACCATACGAAGTGAAGTACGAAGTACTCAACGTAGACGGGCCCATACTACCAAAGTAGGCAACGCCACCAGTGAAGTAGTTACCAGCCACAAAGGTCGCAATGTTTCCACTAGTGCCGTTGTGTGTAGCCATAACGTTAAACATCTGACCATCACTACCGCAAGAGAACTCAAACCATTGCTGTGCATCGAAGCTGTATGCGAACACACCGTTACCAGCATCATTCGTATTAGAGGCTCCGGGGATACGCAAGACGTAAAGCAAGTCTCCGTTTTGTCGCATCATGTAACCTCGGATGTTTGCCGCTGACGCTCCATTATTCAGAGCTAGGTTCAGATATGGCATCATCCACGCAGCATCAATCTCTTTGTGCTTGAAGTCCTCAATTACCTTAATGACCGCCTCACCGTCGTTGTTGTTGGCAATGAAGATTGCCATGTTCTCGGTAGAGGCCAACGAAGTTGAAATCGAAGTACCAAAGGGCAGGACACCACCATCATACCGTGCTAACGGAGAGCCAGAGGCATTCGCTGCATCGTAGAAGAACTCAGTACCTGTACGGCCAATAGCCACCAAGTAGTTGTTGATCTTCACTAAGCCTGTGATATCGTCAGGATAGAGTTCCGAACTAATATAGCTACCGTTGGTCCACGCAGCGGGATCGTTAAGATCGCTGTTGTAAAGATCAGCAGTATTGGCTTTTGCTAGGAACAGATAACCGTCAAGGAAGATGGGATTAGGCACATGCGGAGTAGGAAAGTCCACATCCGTAATCTTCGTACCAGCAGCGTTGCTGGTATAGACATATCCCTCAACACCATCCACTAGAACTAGTGACTTGACATTTGATGCGTTAATGAATTCAGTGAAGCCCACAGGACTAGATGCGGAAGTCAACAGAGTGTTAACCGCTGTCCAGCTTCCAGCAAGTCCCGTGGTACTGGTATAGACGCTGGTGTTAATCACTACAAAGTAATAAACATTACCAGCACTCTTTTCCCACACATAGCACCCACGCACCGGGTCAGAGGTAGCAGCCACTTGGCCTGCACAAATGGGCAAACGACTCTCCGCATGGAGAATCGGATCGCTGTCCTTCTGCTCTTTAATCTTGCGAGGTAGGAGGTTAACCATACCCGCATCGACTCGCGTCGTGCAATTACCCGGACTAACACCCACTCGCATATCAATTGGATAGACAGAAGTGATGCGTTGAGTTCCGTAGGTATCTTTTTCAGGTGCCGATGTGTAAGCCATCAGTATTTCCTAGGTTGAAGAAACAAACTCCCTTCCTCGCTACCGTAGGACAACGCTTGATCTTTCCAGAACTTGGCCTCACCAGCAATCAGGTTTCGATCAGCGGGTGGGATGCCGTACTCTGGAGCCAGTGCCCAAGCAAGGTTATAAATGAGAGCTTGAATCCAATACGGAGGAAAATCGAAATCATCCGTACTAGTCGTCATGTCCTCAAAAGGTGCTTGGTAGTGGATCGTAATTTCAGTCGTGCTGTCATCCGGTGTCGGCCACAGTTGAATGACACCCGTAGTCCGCAGAGGCTGGTAGTAGAGATTAACAGGAGTACCAGAGGAATTATCCTGCGGCAAATTCATAAAGTCATACCTGTTATACACGTTCAGCGGGGTGTTATCCCCACCAGTTAATGTATAAAATCCCTGTAAGACTTTAAGCGGTTGTACCGTGTTCAGGGTTTGACTAGGACCAATCGTGTAAGACGCTGTACCAGAAGTCACCGTAAACGTGTATGAAGTGATCTTCCACAACGGCATACCGTCTGCATGGAACGCTTTGATTAGCGCGTTAAGCGCGTCGTTTGCGTCTGCAATTTGGTTGGCACTAGGAGTACCACCAGAAGGAAGCACTGCTAGTTTACGCAAGGCTCCAGTAATGACTTGGTTACGATTTAACGTCCAAGTGCTCGTTCCGCTTGTCGCCATTTCTAGCCTTTCGTTTTACAAACCAATAATCCCAAAGTTGGGTGCCAAGCCATGCAATAGAGAAAACGCCAGCGATTACAGGGACTACATCGACAAAGACACCAGCAGCAACTCCGACAGCGGCCCAATTGAGGTAGGATTTGATCGGCTCGATCAACCGATCAACTTGGTGAAAAGTGTCCATCAAACTCATGATTATGCTGCTCGTGCCAAGTGGCCTTGAAAGTAGGTCAGAGCCGCACCCGGCTCAACAGCTAGAGTGCTGCCCCCACTGTAGTAACACCACAACTCAACATAATCAGTGGTACCATTCATTTGAACCAAAGCACTCACAGTAGCCATCCGACCACTGTCAGCAGCAGACCCGGACATAGTTCCTCGCTTGATCTCTGCTCCATTTTTATAAATGGTAACGAGAACAGTGAGTCCGCTACCGTTGAATTGAGTAGCTCCGGTAATTAGGTAATAACCTGCAACATTAGGGGTAAACCTATAGTTTGTTGCATTGTCGTAGCAGTTGGCTGTATCAAACTCTTCGGTTTGGCATTGGACCTTTGTAATTAAACCGTTTGTTATAGCTTGAGAGGTAGACCGATACGCACTGAATGCTGGGCCAGTACCAGCAACTCCAGTAGCCAAGTCTGCTTGTAGCACACTACCATTAGGTAACCCACCAGCAGTCAAGGCAGTGAGGCTGGTGATATCGTTATTAGCACCAGAGGCTGCGGCACCTAGATTAGCACGCGCATCAGCCGCAGTAGAAGCACCAGTTCCACCATCAGCCACTGCCAAATCCGTAATTCCGGTAATCGTGCCACCAGTGATGGCGGCAGCGGAATTGGTTGTCTTTAAATTAAGAGCTGCCTGCGTAGCAGTTGAAATAGGAAGAGAACCAAGAGTAGCCTTAGAGGTCGTACCGGAGTCAACCAGCGGAATGGTATCATCCGTGGTAGGACTAGCTACGCTAGGTAGTTCAGAAATCTTAGGCATTTAATTCTCCGTTAAAAGGTTGACACCACTTTCTGTGGTTAAGAAGGCAGTAATATCAGCCTCTGTCGAAATTTCTTGTGGACCAACAAACACATCCTGTGCTTCTGGTCGAGCCCAAGGAGGACTCACATGCTCCTGTGGAACACGGATCAGTAATTGTGGATGTTTTGGTTCCCAGCACCTATCACATACCATGAGGCCGGTCCACTCTTTCCGTAGGGCACTCGCTTTGAAGCGAAAGCCACAACGGTCGCATATCGCATTCCAGTCTCCTAGTACGAGGTAGTTACGCATTCATTCTCTCCAAGTCCTCGGCGTAAGCCTTTTTACAATGGTCTTCTTGGTTCCATAGCCAACGGAAGAACCAGTTGATGACTGGTTCCCAACGACTCTTTTCTTTATGAGCCCACCCGGATAGGGTGAGCCCACGAGGAGCACCAAGTAAACGGGCGATATGAAGATCGGCTCGTAGCAAATCTTGGATGTTGTCCCGGATATAGTTTACAAGCCAATCCTTCATATATTTTCCTTAAAGAGTAATACCCATTTTGTTTCCAACAAAACGTTCCGCCTGCGTAATTTGCAGCGCAGAGGAAGCAGCGCCCCGGATGATGGTCTGGTACTCCCTGCCGTTGAAGGGGAGAGTGGAGCCACCACGGCGGCCGAAGTAGAGGGGGTAATTGCCGAAGTTGCCCGTTCCTTGGTCCGTAGCGGAAGTGACCGCGACGCCGTTCACTCGCTGTCGCCGCTAATGTCGCCGATTCCAGTCAGCACATTGCTGATCGGCGCGGCGTAGTTGGCAGCAGATGAGACCGTTCCATCGCCCGTGCCCTTGCTGCGCCAAAAATAATTTGAACCAGCGGCTCCAGCAGGGGCCGTGATATAGAACGTCCCGTTATTGGCGGCAGAACTGACGGACAGCTCTACTAACGCGCCGACCGCCGCATCACTCTGCTTATTCACCCCCGCCCAGACAGTCATCTTGTCCGTAGCCGAGAAGTCCACGCTCCCCGTTGCCATGGAGTCGTCT